GAGAGGAATTAGCAGATAATTCTACAACTCAGCTGTCACGCCAAGTTGTAGGTTGCTGGCCATTCATACGAATGACTGGCGTTACGCTGTATTCTAATCCGGTAATCACCCGAAAGAGAAACATCGAATTGTGAGCCTTCGTCGCTACTACAGTCAACAAGACTGTGGTTAAGCGTATTCCAATCGAAGTCACACGGTTCTACCTCATAGGTGTTCTTCACGATAGTAATTCTATCATGTTGATAGCCGTATATGGTATTACGTGCACAAGGTTTTGGAACAGCAAAGTAGGACGAAATGTCGTCTTCTTTTGGAGGACCATACGCATGAAAGCGTACGGGAACCAGGCGCAAGATTTTTTCAAGCACCTGAGGTCTATCTGGGTCGCCGATAATACGGCACCACCATTGCCATAACCGATTATGCAACGTGCATAACTGGAATAGGTTCTGTTGGCCCAAAGAAACCTTCAAAAAGACGGGACGTATGTTAACGCCAGCCAAATAGTCATGCCCACAACTCTCACGAGTAAAAGTAGGCAAGAAGAAGCTTTTCTCTGTATTAGGTATAAACCCGCATGCAGATATGAGCTTACTCAATTTGGCTGCTAGAACGGTGGGGATGATAATATCATCACCATATACATGCGAATCTACTCCTAACTTTCCGCCAACTGCATAAACAGCAGCTGAAAATATTAAAGTTTCAAGCGCAAATGTGTATCCATTCCCCATTGACGAAAACATCTCGTAGTTGTGTACAGTACCATCCGGTAAAGTACCAACATCTGAGCGTAAAGCATATAGGAGATTTAACCACGAGTGGCTTATCAACTTTTCAACGATACGACAAGTTACTGTACCGCTGGCTCCCCTTAAATCAAAGGTAGCTATGCTATTGTCAATAGATCCAAGCTTCGCGAAGCGTTGATTAACGCTTTGGTCTTCTATGTTAATACCAAATTTCTTGAGGCGCATGGTTAAGTAACCGTGTACCCCAAGTTGGTTATAC